ACGTGCCTTACGCTTTATATTATATAGGCAAGGCAATCACACTGTAGTGTGATATGATTGTTGACAATTGTTTTCAATTGATTTGCATTTTGTTATTGACTGGACCGGAACGTTGTTCCTATTGGCAGGAAGGTAGCAACAAAAGAGGGACTATCAAATGCTATTCGATTTATCACAATATATACCGTTCAACGCTTTCGCGTTTATATGGATAGTAAGCATGTTGGCAGGTTTCGCATATGCTTGCCACAACAATAAAGAGGGGAAGTGAAGTGCTGCATTTAATTAACCATCCGTTCGCATATAATCATAACGCCGTGGACGCGGCCCTTGCATACGACATATCCGGCTTGTCGCTTGATATACAATTGCAGATATTAGGCGACAATCACAACCGGTCGCTATTCTCCCGGTTCCCCGAAAAGCTCTTAGGGATTGATACTAATGCTAAGACAATAAAGGGTGAAAAGTACAACATAAAGACGGCTATCTTATACCTAATGCCAGCCGATCAAAGCGGCGTGCAATTGTGCCCTATGGCCAAAACAGCCGGTTGTGAAAAAGCTTGTCTGTTTACCGCCGGTCGCGGCGCAATGAATAGCGTTATGCTTTCGCGTATCCGCAAGACGCTATACTTCAATCAATACCGCGATCAATTCATGTTGCAATTGCAGAACGAATTGATCCGCGAGCGCGCTAAAGCCAAGCGCCAAGGATATAAGCTTATTGTGCGCCTAAATGGCACAAGCGATATCCGTTGGGAGAACGTCGCTATCGGCTATGCATATGCCAATATCATGCAAGCTTTGCCTGATATCCAATTTTACGATTATACTAAGATCGCTAATCGCAAGCATATCCCGGCTAATTATGATCTTACTTTTAGCTATAGCGGCGTCGCAGACTATGCGCCCTATGTTGCTAAAGCCGTTGCCAATGGCGATCGTATAGCCGTTGTGTTTCGCGATCGCGCCATAGTTGACACTATGCTAGCCAATGGCGATACGTTTCTTGGCCTGCCAGTTGTTGATGGTGACAATACAGACATTAGGCATCTTGACCCTAAGGGCGCTGTTGTGGCGCTATACGCTAAGGGCAAGGCACGCCGCGATCAATCCGGCTTTGTTGTAGGATAAGGGGAAAGCATAATGGCTAATCAAATTACAAGCGATTTGTTCCGCGCTTTTGTCGATCTGGATAATGGCGAGCGACTGTTGTGGGAAGGATTGACATATAATCAAGCGCGGTGGCGCTACCATTGGTTAGGGCGCAACATTATTAGGCCGTTAGACGGCCCGCGCTGGAAAGCATACGGTTACGAATTAGAAGGGAAAGCATAATGAAAAGCTTTGTAATAACAGATAACAGCAAGGGCGCGCCCTATAACGCCGATAGCGTTAGCAGATCAATCGCCGCGCATAATCGCTATAGCCGCAATAAGATAGGAAAGGCTGAGGCAAGGCTTATTCACGCCCTGCTAAAGGGCCACCAAAAAGGCTGATCCGTTACCGCCATATTAGCCGCGCCGATCAATAGGGCGCGGCATTTATGGCGCTAATGCCAACAACAGTAAGGGAGAATAAAATGAACCGTACACTAGACACTATTGCCCGCGATATTAAACGCGACTGGACCAAGCCCTATTTTGGCGCGATCCCCTATCTTGACGCTATGCATAGCCTGCAATCGATCCGCGATAAGTACTACTACGACGACGCCGAATCCGTTGTGCGCTATTTCTTGGCTAATGCCACAACATGGAAAGGCGAAAACGCCCGCGCAATTAAGGCTGAGCTTAAATCCCTTTTGAAAGGCGCATAACCAATGATCAAGCCACAACAAGCCGCGCCATTAGGCCGCAAGGGCCGCGTATCATCCGACAACGCTTGGCCGCTTCGCAATGCGGACGGCCTCACCTTCGCAGAAGCCAAGCGCCGCAGGGATCAGACGCCGGGCAATGAAGCAGCCTTAAAGAGCGAATTGCGTTTTTAGTTTTTAGTTTTTAGTTTTTAGTTTTTAGTTTTTAGTTTTTAGTTTTTAGTTTTTAGTACCCGCCGATTGAATTGATTGAGGACGCCGAAAAGGCGCTAAAGGATGAGATATGACAAGTGAGGAGTTTAAAGCAACACGCGAGAGGCTGAAGCTGACGCAAGGGCAGCTTGCCTACAAGATAGGACTGTCCGAACGGTCGATCCGATACTATGAACAAGGTGGTCGGTCTGTCCCGGCTCCCGTCTCTATACTCCTAGAAACGTTTTTAAGGGGCGTAGGACGTGCATAGCTACAATCGGGATAGTTACCTAGCAATCGCCCTCTATGCCTCTCTATGGGCTTTATATGGGCTTATAGAACTATACAAAGGATAAGACATGGCCGGACATATTAAACGACGCACGATTGCATCGAACTTGGACAAGGTTGGCGAGACTGTTTTGCTGGAGAAGATTGCATCCGGCCTGACAATGGCTGGCCTTGCTCGTGAACTGAACATCAGCAACCTATCCCTCTATCATTGGATACGCAAAGACCCAGATAGAGAGGAGCGGTTCCGGCAGGCCCGGACAATCGCGGCGGACCAATGGGCGGATGAGTGCCTCGACATTGCTGACGCCTCAGACAACACATCGGCTAATGCTGACAGGCTCAAGATCGAGACACGCAAATGGCTGGCTGGTGTTGCTGCTCCTGAGAAGTTCCAAGCCAAGCCGACCACAGCGGTCCAAGTCAACGTGAACCAACTTCATCTTGATGCACTGCGCCAGCTAAACTTGGCGTCCTCTAACCCACATGACCCACATGACCCACATGATCCTCATGAAGCCATAGACCAAGAAGTCACCATAGACATCACACCCCCAAAGCAAGTCGGCTCTCATAACCTTGATGCAGACGACTTGCCGGGTGTGTTTGACGACGATTAACGGAAAACTGCCATTCGGGACGGGTTTGAAAAGTTCGGGACGGGTTCGGGACAATTCGGGGACGGCAAAAACCCAGCTTCTAGGCGGCTCGGGACGCTCGGGACGGGTTTGTTGGCGTATCCGTTGCCATAAGTAAGTAACATTGTAAAATGTACAGGGGTAACACTGTTACTGTCATAAGAGCGGATCAACTCAGAATTATCCGTCCCTTCCGTCCCGAGCCGCAGAAGTCCTCATATTTATCCGTCCCGAAAGCGTCCCGAAAGCGTCCCGAACTTTCTCGTATCCGTCCCGAAGATGTCCCCACGGCTTTTTGCTATTGCAACGTGGGGACATTATGCTATTGGGGACAGGTCTTTAACAGGAGGCCAAACATGACATCAAGACGCCACGACTACACATGCCTTTACGCTCACAACCGGACCGGAGCGCGGGGCGTATCTTACGATAAGACCCGTGATCGCTGGGAAGTAAAAGTTCAGAAGGCCGGGCAACGTATTCGCGTTGGCCGGTATAAGACGATGGACGAAGCTGTCGCCGCTCATCTGGATTATATAGCACAATAAAAAAGAGGGGGCGATATGCCCCCTCAATCCCCCTGCGCCAACATATATGTGCGCATTTCAATCTTGGCTGCTCATCTTTTCCTGCGCAGCGATGAGCCTATCGAGAAACCACCGGGCCTTTTTCAAGTCCTCTAACGGCTTCCCTTTCTTTTCATAGCGCCACAAATATTTTGTGACCGAACCTTTTAAATATCCGGCATATGCCTCCGGAGCCATCGACGCTTCGATCCCTTCGATAGCCTCGATGCCACCGGACTTATAGTGCGGTGGGCTATTGACCACATCTACAACGCCCTCATTGAGCGCATCCCTCACATCCTTATACCGCATAAAATCGTTCCCATACATTACACGTCCTCCCCATCATCTGCTTTGAAGTTAATCTGAACGCCGAAGAAATCCTCCGACTGCTCATCTATCATGGCGTTGATAACCATATAGTCTTCATCGCCAATGAGAAGTTCAAGACCACGGAACACACGCTTCGTTCGTGTCGCCCGGTCTTTTGCGTGGTCATAGCCATGCGTCTTCATCTCCGCAGTGAACTTACGCTGCGACCACCCCTTGCCCTTGGCTTCGTTGTTATCCTTGCACCAGTCGCGGAAGTCATTGAACGCTTCGGTCGTACCCATCTCATTGTCAACGCCAGCCACGCAACGCTCCGTGATCCAGCGGGCCAATGCGTCCTCTCCTGCGAGATACTCATCGGTAGCTTGGATAACGGCCTGTGGTGGGTTCAACCCCTCTGCCATCCATGCCTTCGCGCCTTCGATAATCCACGCCAAGATGGCAGGGTATTCTTCCTTCAGCTTATCGGGCAGGTCCATGTCCTTGACGATAGGCTTAGTCTCGAACGGGATTAGGTGCATACGCCGACGCATAGCATCATCCACGTTAGTAATCTCTGGCTTCGTATTGCCTGCGATTACAAGCGTGAACTGCGGCGTGAACTCAAAGTTAT